CTTCAGGCAAACCTAAATCATTTATCCCTAGAGGAGCTTACAGCCTTCAAATGGCACATGAGTTGGTTAGCCAACGCCCATGACCATCAGATTGTCCCTTCAGGGGATTGGTGGAACATTTGGCTCCTATTAGCAGGTAGGGGGGCAGGGAAGACCAGAACAGCGTCAGAAACAATTGGAAGGTGGGCATGGGAGACTCCTAACTCTAGGTGGCTATGTGCAGGCCCTACCTCTAGTGACGTGAGGGGAACCATGTTTGAGGGGGACTCTGGACTCCTGAATGTTATCCCCCAAGAATTGATCAAAGACTACAACAAGAGCTTTCACGAGCTTTACCTGACCAATGGCTCCTTACTGAAGGGTATCCCTGCCTCAGAGCCTGAGCGTTTCAGGGGAGGCCAGTGGCATGGTGCTTGGTGCGATGAGTTAGCCGCATGGGACTACATCACAGACGCTTGGGATCAAATCCAGTTTGCAGTACGCCTAGGCGCCAAGACAAGGATAATCTGCACCACTACGCCTAGACCAAAGGACTTGATCGTGGACTTGGTAGGTAGGGATGGGGATGATGTGGTGGTGACCACAGCCTCGACCTACACTAACCTAGCTAACTTAGCACCCTCATTCAGAAAGCAGATCCTCCAATACGAAGGCACCAAATTAGGAAAACAAGAGATTTATGCTGAAATCCTAGATCCTGAGGACACTGGCATCATTAAGAGGTCTATGTTCAAGCTTTGGCCTTCTGGTAAAGCTTTCCCTAAGTTTGAGTACATTGTCCAAAGCTACGACTGTGCAACCTCAGAGAAGACTCAGAACGATGCCACTGCTTGTATAACCCTTGGAGTCTTTAAACCCACTGATGGCCCAATGAGTGCCATGGTGATCGACTGTTGGCAAGATAGACTCCAGTACCCTGATCTACGCCCCAAGGTCAAAGAAGAGTTCGAGGTGGTGTTTGGCGAGGGTAAGGACAAGAAGAGGGTGGACTTGATACTAGTGGAGGACAAGTCAGCAGGCATTCAGTTGATCCAAGACCTTCAGAGAGCACATTTGCCTGTTCGGGCTTATAACCCGGGTCGCATCGACAAAGTCCAAAGGCTCAATGTGGTCAGCCCTGTCATAGTTCATGGTCGAGTCTGGATACCTGAGAGTGGTAAGAACAAGGGCTTTGTCAAAGACTGGGCAGAAGGCATGGTCAGCCAAGTCTGCGCCTTCCCTGAGTCTGCTCACGATGATTATGTAGATGCCATGACCCAAGCTTTGAGGTTCCTAAGGGACACTGGATGGTTAGATGTTGATGGGCCAAGGCCAGATGACTACGATGAAGACGATTATGTGGACTCAGGAATGGCTAAGTCCAAAGGCAACCCCTATGCACAGTAAGGTAGACCAAAACCCAAACCCTAGTCATAATAGGTGTATTCCCACCCTACGAGGTCAGAATGGCTGATGCACTACTAAGCGGTGTCTTGCCCGCTATTTATTCCTTTGGCGATAGGGCTAAACGCCAACTCAAAGACCTTTTGTCTAATCCATCTGGAGTGGTGCAACAAGCTTCTGGTCAACTCATTGACAATCAAAAGCAAATTGCAGACTTGCATAACCAAGCTTTTGGTGATTCACGCAATCCACTCAAAATCACAAATAGACAAGCATTCAATGAATTGGCTGACAAAGCGACCAATTCCATGATGGACATGAATGCAGGTGTGATTAAGCCTAAAACAGCAAAGTCATTAGGTCTCCGTCCCTCGGAATTTGATGCTTATCAAAAGGCTTTTGAGCAAATTCAAGAGAGTGGTGGCATTCCTAGATCGATGAAAGAAGTTGCCAAGCTTACAGGTAAAGAAGAAGACATTGCTCGTTCTATGATGACAAACCCTGTTTTTAAGGCCAAGGGATTGGAGCAAATACCTGTTAGCTCAGTAGAAGAAGCATTGGCAAATAGAAATAGATATAGGGCAGAGCCTGCAAGAACCCCCGGCCCTAAAGCCTCTGAGAAAGAATGGGCTGAATGGGGTGCCAAGCATGGTGTCAATATGAGTGTCAGCCCTGATGTGCCACTTGGTATATCTGACTTGACTACGGGCAGAGAGGTGAAGATTCCCGGCGGTCTTGAGGGCACTTTTACCATACCTGATATGTTCAAGATCAAGGCAATGAATATTGATCCAAATTCTTTGCCCAAAGATGTGCATGATCAATTGATGAAGAAGTTCATTAGGACGCATAAGATTGAAAATCCAGATGAAGTGGATATGTTCAATAGGCTGAACTTTGCTCTATTGTCTCCAAATGCTCCATTGACTCCCAACGAGTTCTTAGCACAAAGAGCTAGACTTGTGAACATGGATGAGCTAAAGGCTTTAGCAGGTCGTGTTGGAGAGCCAAACTTATCTAAGACTGCTGATTTGCAATTGGGCACTGGAGCCGCAGGTCGTGGTGGTATGGGTGTTTCAGGTACAGCAGATTTAGGTAATCAGGCAGTATTGGCTAAATTAATATTAGATAAACCTGAAATGTTTAAGCTTCAGCCTAATGAGACTATGAGGGATGTGACCACAAGGGTTATGAATCAGGTGCCGGGTCTTGGGCCAAAGACTGCATCTTTAGGTACACCATGGTTAGACCTCGAAAAGGCCAACACTTCTGCTGTTGACTTGCATATGATCAGAAACTCATATAAACAAATGTTGGATGATCCAGATGTGGGTGAGGCATTTAGGGGAAGAATGTCAGCACTTTTGGGTACTAAACCTACTACAAAAGCAATATTAGAAGCAGATCCTAATAAAGTAGAAGATGCCGCCATAAACGTAATTGGTGGCACTCAAATGGGAAGAATGTATAGATTGAAGAGTGGTGAACTCAATGATATTCCTAGTGTTGCAACACCAGAAAAACTTGCTTATGAGCCTAAAACATTTCAAGATTTCAATCCTTTCTACAGCAAAGTAGTTGATTATGTTGATCAGTCAAGAGGTCAAAATCCAATATTAGAGTTGTTTCCTGAGCAATGGCGTAAATGGGATATGTATCGTGGGCGTATTGAACCCCATGAGTTTGCCCACCCAGACTTTAGAAAGCTTCCAAGGCAATCATGGTCTGAAATGGCTGATGCATTGCAAGCACATAAGAATGCAGGATACACACAAGCTAATTCTCCAGTAATGAAAAAAAGTGATTGGCGTGAGCTTTATTATGGAGGCCATTTGCCTTTGCCAATCTTAGGTGCAGAAGCAATTAGAGAAGCACAGCCTGAGCCTGAAATGAAACGTGGTGGAAGTGTGTCTATCAGTAGTAACCCTGACACCATGTTTATGGAACTGGCAGACAGGAAGTTAGCTAAAGGTGGTGCAGTCCTTAGCTTAGAGACCAATCTGCCTGCCTTACCTAAGACAGACTATCACTCAATAGACAAGTTAATGGCACACATATCTAAAGAACACAAAATACCACCACAAAAGCTACACGATGACTTTGTTGCAAAGCACCATATGACACCAGATACATGGATTAAAAGGAAATAATTATGGCTACTGAAATGCCTATTGAACAAGACTACCAACGCTTTGTCGATGGCGTGTCTGAGCCTGCAGAGGATGGTAGCGTCACTGTTGACCTACCTGAGGAAGAGATGGACATCGAGGAACTGCCTGATGGCTCTGCAATTATCACGACTGATGACTACCAAGGCCCTGAGGAGGACGAGGACTTCTACCAAAACTTGGCTGAGGAGTTTGATCCCTATGAGCTAAACCGTATTGCTATGCGTTATGTAGACCTCGTAGAGAACGACAAGCAGAGTCGTGAGGAGCGAGACAAACAGTACGAAGAAGGATTGAAGAGAACAGGGTTGGGTAAGGATGCCCCCGGAGGGGCTAACTTCCTCGGAGCTTCCAAGGTAGTCCATCCCATCATGGCTGAGGCTTGCGTAGACTTTGCCTCCAGAGCCATCAAGGAGATGTTCCCACCTGATGGCCCAACTAGAACAAAGATTATTGGTGATGTTGACAAGAAGAAAGTTGAAGTAGCAGAGCGTAAACGTGACTACATGAACTGGCAGTTAACAGAGCAAATCGAA